GAACAACCCAAAACCCGTGAAGAAATCTTAGAGGCGTCTTTAGAAGCTCGTATCCAAGAGGTTATGGGATACCAGATTAATATTGATAACTACACGATTGCACTTAGCGAAATCAGCAAGAAGTCACAAGCTGACCAAGCTGAGTTGTCAGAGTTTTCAGATCAACTTCGCAACCTTCTGGCCTCAGAAAAGCTAGAGCAAAAGAAGGCCGAAATCATGCTTGCCGTAATACAGCAGCAAGTGTCTTAATCTAACACCGAACAGATAGGACTAATACAATGTTCGTAAAAGTTACAAACGGCGAGATCGACACTTACCCATATTCAGTTGGTAAACTCCGCCGTGACAACCCAAGAGTTAGCTTCCCAAGGAAAATATCTAACGAGATGTTGGCATCTTATGGTGTGCATGACGTGAAATGGTTGCCAAGCCCTGAACATAACACTGAGACGCATTTCGTTGAGTATTCCCCAGTTCCTGTACTACAGGACGGTGCGTGGGTGTATGCCCCGACTGTGCGTGAGCTTTCAGAAGAGCAGATTACAGAGAGATCAGTATCCCGTGCAGGAGAAGCTCGTGCAAATCGCAACACGCTGCTGGCTGAGACAGATTACTTTGCTCTGACGGATGTTACTATGGACGCGCTAATGACAACGTATCGTCAGAATTTGCGGGACATCACGGCGCAGGAGGGCTTTCCGAATGATGTCGTATGGCCTTCGTTTCCTGAATAAAAATCGCGAGACTTTACAGAACACGGTGGCTGACCTATTACTGAAGATGACAAGCTTTGAGGATAACCGATGACTAGGAACAGAGACTTAGGCGATGTAGCCCCGTTTGTTGATGGCGTTTCCTCAAACATCCAGACGCAGTTAGACGCAAAGCAGGCGACGATTAGCCTTACAGCGGATCGTGCTGTAATCTCCAGTGGCAGTGGTACGCTTGCTGCAAGCACGGTGACGAGTACGCAGTTAGCTACTGTCCCCAACTTGGCCCCGATTGCTAATCCTACGTTTACTGGCACGGTTACAACGCCTCAAGTTAACGTATCGGCTCAAGGTTCTGTGCGGATGGAAGACGCGGCTGGCGGTGAGTACGCAGCATTTCAAGCGCCGACCACGCTTACTGCAAGCTACATTATGACGATGCCACCAAACACAGGTAACGCAAGTGAGTTCCTTCAGACCAATGGATCTGGGGTTTTGAGCTTTTCTGGGGTTTCCGCTGGCACAACAGGTTTTAAGGCTGTTAGCTACGATGAGACATATGTTGCCCTTTCTGGCACAACTCCTGCGGTAGACTGTGCGACAGGCAACGTGTTTTCTCTAAGCACAACAGGGAATACTACATTCACATTTACCAATCCGCCTACGAGTGGAACCGCTTTTGGCTTTACTATCAAGATAACGGCTGGCGGCACTCACACTATTACATACCCGTCCAGTGTAGACTGGGCTGGCGGCACTGCACCTGACGCACCCGCCTCTGGTGAGACCAACGTGCTTGTGTTCATCACCTTCGATGGCGGCACAACGTGGTACGGCTTCCAAGCTGGGGCTGCATTAGCATGAGCATAACAAGGTCCATGCTCCAAGCTGCGGCTGGAGGAGATAAACTTTATGTTTACGTTGCTGACTACGGTGCCAGTGCTATCCTGACAGTAGATGTTACGGACCCAACCTCCCCTTCCGTTGTTGCAACATTGTCCGATGGCACTGATTTAAATCAGGTTAACTATTTGGGAATTGATTTAACAAACAATGTTCTTATGGCTGCTATGAATACCGGAAGGCGTGTAGCTGCGATTGACGTTAACAGTCCTGAAAGCCTTTCTATATCCGATGCTTTTGTTTTTCCTAATGGCACTTTTGATAAGCACATGGGGTCTATGGGACTCGATACTGCTAATCAGTATGCGTTTCTTGCTGCCAATAACAATAATCTTCAGGCTTTAGACTACAGCACCCCCACAAATCTCTCAATAGCAGGCTCTTACAGTGATAGTACACACGCCGACAGGACTAGAGCTACGATGTACGTTAGTTCTAGCCAAGGCGACCAAAGTGGAGATTACGTTTTTTCGTTAGAAGTGGATGATACCCAGCTAACTTGCTATGACGTTTCCAATATTGGGGCTATTTCATTTGAACGTAGCCTAAATAACGGAACATATGTCGGCAACGGCCTACTTAGCCTTATATATGATGCCACTAATGTTTGGATGTGGCAGGGCGAGGAGGACGGCCAGATTACTGCTGTTGACATGAATGCCAACGGAAATGGAATCCCTTCCGGTACATGGGGCTATAATACAAGCACAGCAAGAAGTGGGTCTACAGGATCATCAATTCAAGGTATTAACGGTAATTGCCTTGCTGTTGACGAAAGCCGAAAATATGGTTTCACCTGCGGCACCTATCAAGTTTCAACTTGGGATTTTAGCACCAGTGGCCTAACAAAGACCCCATCGGATAAATACTTTAACGAATCTGAGTTTTACTACGGCCTAGCATATGATGAAACAAACCAAATTTTATATGTGGTAGAAAATAATGATTTCTATGTTTTTGATGTTAGTGACATTACCAACATCTCTGTTTTAGGCTCTATTAACGGTGCTTTCGTAACTGGACGAAATTGCACTCTTGGGTATCAACCGTAATTCTAAAGGAACCTAAAATGCACGTCAAACTCACAAACGGAAACGTAGATACATACCCCTACAACGTAGGGAAACTACGCCGTGAAAATCCGAACACGTCTTTCCCGAAGCGCATCCCAGACGAGATGCTTGCTGAGTGGGGTGTCTACCCTGTCACAGTAACCGACATGCCGTCTTACACAGAGCGGACGCAGACAGTGGCGCAAGACGCCACACCAACAGGCAGTGGCTCTAGCTGGACTATTGGTTGGGCTGTATCCAACAAAACGGCAGAAGAAGTGCAGCAGTACGACGAAAATATTGCTACCAGCAATCGTGGTATCCGAAACAGCAGGCTGGCTGAGACCGATTACCTCGCATTGTCAGACGTAACAATGTCGATTGATATGACTTCCTACCGTCAGGCACTTCGTGATATAACTACACATATGAACTGGCCTCATTTGCAAGAGGCTCACTGGCCGACCAAGCCCAGCTAGGAGATAGCCCATGTTTTTCGGCGCAGTAGCCATTGCTCAAGTCCCAATAGCTGACGATGCGTCGGCTACACGAGTAAGTGTAACTGGCGTCGTAGGCACGGGTGTTGTAGACTCGGTTGCTGTAACCACGGGTCAATCTTTAGCCGTAACGGGTGTGCAGGCTACGGCTACGCACGGCGTAGTTGCTGTAAACACAGGCACCGGGGCCGTTATCAATGCGGGAGCCTCTGTAGGAACCACGGGCCTTGGCACGGTTTCTGTGATTGCAGGCACTGGGGTCACGGTAAACATCACGGGGTTTGAGGCCACCGCAACTCTCAATGGCGCGGTAATTGTAACGGGCAGTTCTCTTGTTGTAGCATCTAGCTTCCCGACAGTTATATCTCTTGGCACTGTTATTCAGCGGACTACAGCGAATATCGCGGTATCATCTCTGCCGATGGAAGGCATAGTCGGCGTTGACACAAGTGTCACTGGCGATGCCATCGTGACATTAACTGGAGTTCAGGCTAGTGGTGAAGTTGGGAATGTGGTACTGTGGGGGGGCATCGTTCCCAGCGTAGACCAAATTTGGACAACGATTGCGGCATAGGAAAAGTAAATGGCTAGTACATACGCAACAAATACCGGGTTGGAGCTTGTCAGAAACGGTGAGCAGTCTGGCACTTGGGGTACGACTACAAACAACAACCTGAATATTATAGATCGCTTGACTAACGGCGTTTTGTCCATTTCGCTGGCAGGGGTTAATTCTTACACGCTGACCACAGGCAATGGCAATCTAACTGAAGGTCAGCACAAAGTCATAGTTCTTACAGGGTCTCCGTCTGGAGCAGTTACTTTCACGATAGCGCCGAACACAAACCAGCACATTTATTTCTTCTACAACCAGACAAATGTTGCAGTGACAGTGACGCAAGGCAGTGGAGCGAGCGTTGTAATACCTGCTGTTGCAAGCAACGCGGGTGTAAACATTGTGTACTGTGACGGCGCTGGTGCGGGAGCCGCAGTAACGAGCCTTACAAACAACCTAGCAATGGACAACGTGTCGATTACTGGGGGCGTTATTACTGGGATCACGGACCTAGCGCTAACGGACGGCGGCACAGGCGCAGGAGATGCGCCTACGGCAAGAACCAACCTTGGCGTGGTTATAGGCACGGACGTATTGGCGTATGACGCTAATCTGCAAGCTTTTGTAGCTGCTTTAACTCTTCCTACTTCAGACGGTGCGAACGGGCAGGTTATGACTACAAATGGCAGTGGAACCTTGGCTTTTTCTACTGTTGCTACGGC